TATACGTAGATGGTGTTTGGGATAATGGATCTAAGTCTGTGGAAGAATATACAGGAAGATTACGTAGATCTATGGAGAAGTTTGGAATGACAAACAGTATCAAAGGTGATTCTGGTCATTTCTTCCCAATAAAATTTGGAGCAAGAGTAGATCAAAGATTAAGAACAAAAGAAATATCTCTAGACGACTATATTTCAGAAGTGGGAATTTAGGGTATAAATAAAGGTAAATATTAAAAGAGAAGATCATGCCAAGAAGTTTATCAATAGAAGATGGAAATACAAGTGTCTCGACGATTCTTTCGTCGCGAACTAGGACATATAAAGACATCGATCTTACTTTTACTAACAAAGCGGATAGTGGTGAAATTTTTAAAAAAGAAGAATCAGCGGCAGTTAAGCAAGCAGTTAAAAATCTAATAATGACAAACTTCGGAGAAAAACCATTTCTTCCACAATTTGGTGGAGATTTGAGAAGTATGTTATTTGATTTAGCAGATGAAGAGACTGAAGAAGAAATAGAAGAAAGTATCATATCTGCAATAAATGTCCACGAACCGAGAGCAAGAACACTGAATGTTAGAGCATCATCTAATCCAGATCGCAATGAAGTAGATGTAAAAATAACATTTCAAGTAATAAACACACAAGAGAAAGTATCTCTATCAATCGTACTGGCAAGGTTAAGATAACATGGCAACAACTATAAAATCCACGGCACTAGACTTTACAAACATCAAGCAGAATCTAAAAGATTTCTTGAAGGCACAAACAGAATTCAAAGATTACGACTTTGAAGCATCTGGGTTGTCTAACATACTTGACGTTCTTGCATACAACACACACGTTAATGGTTTGACATCTAACTTCGCATTAAACGAATCGTTCCTTGGTACTGCACAACTACGATCAAGTGTTGTATCACTTGCAACTGGTATTGGATATGTTCCAGACAGTAAGACTGCATCACAGGGAACAGTTCAAGTATCGGTGGATTTGTCTGCGGTATCTGGTAGACCTTCTACAGTTGATTTACCTGCCTTTACAAAATTTACCACCACAGTTGATGATGTCGCATTTACTTTTCAAACAAAAGAAGTGTTTACTGCGTCAGATGATGGTGCAGGTAATTATGTGTTTAAAACATCAGATGGCAGTTCTGCAATTCCTATATTTGAAGGAACAAGCAAAACTAAAACATTCTTAGTAGGAGAGTTTAACGAAGCAGACGTATATATTATTCCAGATATAAACATGGACGCATCTACTGCAATTATTAGAGTATTTGAATCTTATGGTGCGACTACAAGTACTGTCTATACTAGTATAACAGATGCGACGACTATTAACAGTACAAGTACTATTTACATTTTAAAAGAAACACCAAATGGGTTTTATCAATTGTCATTTGGGGGCAACGGTGTTCTTGGTATATCACCATCCGCAGGCAATGCTATTACACTAGAGTATATTTCTACAAATGGTAAAAATGCAAATGGAGCAACCACATACACTGCATCAGACCAAGTTACCGTTCTTGGAGTGGGATATAATCTTACTGTATCAAATCCTACTAAATCTGTTGCTGGTGATGATAAAGAAACAATAGAATCTATTCGCAGAAATGCGCCGTTTCAGTATGCAACACAAAACCGAATGGTTACACCCGAAGACTATACATCGATTATAAACAGAAACTTTTCTACTCTTATAGATGACATTGTGTCATGGGGTGGAGAAGATAATTCTTCACCTAAGTTTGGCACTGTATTCTCATCAATAAAATTTGAAAGTGATGTTACTGCCGCCAAAATTACAGAAACAAAAAACTCTATTAGAGATTTAGTAGATCAACTTGCGGTTGTGTCTTTTAATATTGAATTTACAGATCCAGTAGAAACATTTGTTGAAGCAGATATATTCTATCAAATCAACCCGAACTTAACATCATTATCAAACAATGCTATTTCAACAAGTATTAATACAAAGGTAGGCGATTACTTTACTACAACACTTGGTAAGTTTGGTAAGTCTTTCCGTAGATCAAACCTGTTAACTTTGGTTGATGAGGTAAGTCCTGCGGTTCTATCTTCTCGTGCGGTTGTAAGAATGCAACAAAGAATTACTGCGGTCATAAACACATCAAATACTTTTACACTAACATTCCCAAGTGATATATCTCAACCGATTGTGTCTAAAACACCTACGGCAGAAGACTACGTTGTTAGATCTGGGTTGTTTACGATAGATGGGGTAACCTGTCAGATTATCAACGAGACATATGCAACAAATGGGGTTGGGTTTTCAAGTAATAAACTACAGGTTGTAAATGCTGGTAATGGTAACGTAATTGTTGATAATATCGGTAGTTATGACGCAACGAATAGAACTATAAGTATTGTATCCTTTTCACCTACAGGTCTTCTTGGAGGTGGTGGATTTATTAAAATATCAGTTTTGCCTGCCAACCAATCAGCAATTTCACCACTAAGAGAAAACATATTACAATATGATGCAGATGAATCTGTTATAACACCTGTAACTGTAACTGCGGATAATTAAAAATGACGGATCGCACCCTCAAGGATCTAGGTAGGAGAGATATATCTCTCACTGGCAGTTTAATAAAAGATGTTCTTCCAGAATATTTCAGAGAAGATAATCCTAAACTTATTACGTTCCTTGAATCTTATTATAGAACTTTAGACTCTGATCATAGTTTTTCTAATATTGGAGAACAGGTCTATTCACAACGTGTCAAAGATGCAGATTCGACTGGCACAGGTCTTGTAGGATACACATGGGATAGCGACAGAAACTTTGGGTATCAATTAAAGAATCTACCAACCACTCGTGACATTGCTCAGACTGACGCAGAAAATCTTACATTTATAGAAGACGAACTTCTTCTTGGACAGAACTATATTGAAGGTGCATTAGATCAACGTACTGGTGCAGAACTTTCTAGTAACTTTTATAGATCCAAAGGCACAAAGTTTGGAATAGAACGTTTCTTCAGATTGTTCTTTGGTGAAACACCAGAGATTGTTTATGGTAAAGACTTAGTTATGAAGGTTGGTGACAATATAGGTCCTGAAGCACAACTTTATATCACAGACGATACAATATACCAATTCTGGGGAATACTTATAAAACTTGGTATATCTTCATCTGAATGGATGGATTTATATAAACTATTTGCTCATCCTGGCGGTATGTATGCTGGTGCATCAGTTCTTATCGAAGGTAAAAACGCAGACATATCGTTTGATGGTATGCCTATTTCAGTAGCAGATACAAACGTACCAACATTCGAGGGCACTGCATCGTTTGCATCACGTGCAATGACATCACTATCTGGTATTATTGGCACGACATCGAAACCATACGATAGCGAAGGTTCAACACCTGGTGGTCGTTACAGAATTGATCTCGATCAATCACGCTTTGAATACTTCTCAGTTCTCGACTCTGCACAACACGGTGACAGTAACTACGTTGGAACACTACGTCACTTGGATAACACATTTGAGAACTTGGTCAACGTTGTACGCATCAACTCACAAACATTCGACATGGATAGTGACGGATCTGGAGTTAGCACTGGTGGCGGTGGAGTTCTTAGAATGTCAGATGGTCAAGTTACTATTGATGCAGATGATTTCAAATATTATACTGATTCAGCATAATAACTATTATAAATAGATTTAACTTATAGGGTTAGAAAATGGCAAGAGAAACAATTAATAACGGAACGTTAGCAAACGACAATACAGGCGACACACTTCGTGATGCTGCTACAAAGATCAATAATAACTTCCGAGAAGTCTATACAATTTTGGGTGACAGTAACAGTCCTACATCTACTATCACGTTGGGTGCATCATCTATCATATCTGAGGGTTCTAGTGCAGATGATTATGAAACGACTCTTACATTTGCCAATACGACTTCTAGTGATAAAACAATCACACTTCCAGATTTAACTGGCACTGTTTCTCTTATCACTGCAACCGAAACACTAACAAATAAAACTCTGACATCACCTGTAATTACTACACCACAGATTAACGACACTTCAGCAGACCATCAATATGTAGTTGCAGTAAGTGAACTTGCGGCAGATAGAACTGTCACATTACCGTTGTTAGGTGGCGCAGATGAATTTGTCTTTAAAGATCATACAGTAACTATGACCAACAAGACGTTGACAAGTCCTACTCTTACAACACCAAAAGTATTACAACTTACAGATACTAACGGTAACGAGACAATCAAAACGCCTGCGACTGGTTCTGCGGTAAACTACTTGGTTGTAACAAACTCTGCATCAACAGATCCCATTCAAATAGAACCAGACGGTGCGACTAACTTAGGATTGACTCTAAAAGCAAAAGGTACAGGTTCAATCGATCTTGCAACTAAAGTATCAATGACCTTAGAAACTGTAACTGGTACTGGAGCAGCATCAGCATTAGTTCCATTGACACTTTTAAATAATGGTGGTGCAATCGCAATATCACTCATCGACGGTGATAAGAATGGTCAAATGAAAAAATTTATTAACATAGGTGCTGGTGTGGCAACTATTACACCAGCAACATTTGCAAATGGAACTACAGTTGCACTTGCACAATACGCAGTAGCGGAACTCATATGGACTGGTTCAACTTGGGTACTTTGCAATCAGGCAACCGTTGGTACAGTTCCAGCACTAACCGTAGCATAAACGAGAGATAAAACATGGCAGCTATAATTACACAACACACAAAGAAACTCTTCATGTCACAGTTGAAGGCAGACGCAGATTCTTCAGCGACCAAATACTATATTGGTATTGGTAAAAGTGAAGACTGGAATGACTCTGATACTGCACCAACTCCTCTTATAACAGACAGGGAAGAAAGAGATTTCAGACTTAGTA